CGTTATGAGACCAGCTTTAGAAAGACGATCATGCACGATAAAATTTTGAAGAATGTGCACGCACCCTCTCCACTTAGTCTATCGAACCCAAATATTGATCCAGAAGTGAAAAAATTAGGGATTCAGCCGCAAGAATTAGCTGAATCTAAATATACGAAGGAGACGAACCCTTTTTCGAAGCGCTTATTACAATTTGCTAAGGAAGGATTAACTCTCTCGTTGATGCCTATGGAATATCACGACTGGTCGATCATGGATTTAGATAAAGGACTCAATGGAGATGGAGGAAGTTTGCAAACTATGAATATGCACTCTTCACCCGGCACTGAATATCAGAAATTATCGGATGGTCACCAAGGAAAGCATGCTTTCGTGAGAAGGACTGTTTTCAAAGACAAACAAGGCAAGGAATTGCCTGAGAGCGAGCAGAAGTGGGAAGTCAGAGATGAGGAACATAAACCAACAGGAGTTGGGCAAGTGACTAATCGAGGAAAGTACCTATTGCAAGATCTCGAACGAATTGAAAATGATTTGAAGGAAGGACGTGAAGTCTTTTCGCCGGCGTCGTCATCTATGAAGGATGAGACTTTGCCTTTGACTAAAGTGGCTATCGCGAAAGTGAGGCTATTTATGACCTTGGCAATGAGTATTACAATCTTAACCCGACGCTATTTTGGAGCTTTCTTGGCAGCTTCAGTTTCAGCATGCACCCGAATCCCGTTAGCTATTGGAGTTGATGCATATGGACCGCAATGGACCGTATTGTATGACAGAATGAACAAATGGGGAGGAAAATGCATAGCTGCAGATTTCAAATCTTTCGACAGCCAGGCGGATGGTGAATGCATGCTTAACGCGGCGGACGCTATCTCAGATATATACGACAAAAAATCAGGGAGACCAGATCCAGTAGGGCGTAAAGTAAGAATGGGATTAGTTTATCTATTCATCCACACTTATGTCGTATGCCGGAATTTATTATACCGGAAAGCCCAAGGAATACCATCAGGAATACCCGTCACAGCACCCTTGAATTCATGTGTCAACATTCAGTATTTGATAATGTGTGTAAAAGACTTGACAGACAAAGCAGGATACAATTATTCTATCAACCAATTAATGGCAATGATGGAAATTTTAGTCTATGGAGATGATTTCGTTTTATCGATACATCCACTATTGGAAGAGATTATTACCTTCCGGACTATGCGAGATTGGTTTGCTCAGTACTTGATTGTCATAACACCAGAATCTAAGAACGGTGAAGACTATGATTATAGACAGCTGAAGGACGAGGTGACTTTCCTTAAACGGAAATGGACCCCAGAACCAGGAGACTCAACAAAAATACGCGCGCCTATTGAAATGGAAACAATTGCAGGCATAGTGAATTGGCAGCGCAAAGGACATCCCAGAGTTGAGATGATGAAGAGTCTCATTGAAGAAAATTACCTGCAAGAATTATTTCATCATGGACGAGATACCTACGAAAAAGGACTTAAAGCATTAAATGATGCTATCCAGCGTGATAGAGAAGATGGACTTCTCCACCCGGATATGACAGATTATTATGCGAATGATTACAACGAACGCCACGTAGAGTGGCTGCTTAAGTTTAACTAAAAGGCCTTGATTAATATCAGCGTAGTTATATTCGTC